AGCTTGAAGGTGGGTAAAGTCCATGATTCAGACATGAAACGTCCCAGAAGGGCATTTACGGCGGCAGAATGCCAGTATTTGATTTCCTTCTTGGCGCATTCCAAGGATTCCAGAAAAATTATCAATCCACCAAGGGTAAGGGCTCTACTTTACGCCTTGGCGTTCCAGTCTGGATTGCGTGCCAAGGAACTATTCAGCTTGAAGCCGCTTAACTTTAACTTTGAAAATGGCACTGTGACTATCCTTGGCAAGCATTCCAAGAATGCCACCAATGCGATCATTCCATTACCCATGCCCTTGGTGCAGGAGATTAGAGAACATACCGCTGGCATGGATAAGTCCAAGCCAATCTTTAAGGGTACCTATTTCACATCCTTGGCAGGGAAACGACTTAAGAAAGACATGGCCAAGGCAAGAGAAGCCTTTATTCAGGAAAGCCACACCCCAGAAGAAAAGGAAGCCCGCAGCAGTGGTGACTTCCTGCTTTACAAAAACGACATGGGTGAAACCATGGACTTCCATTCCTTGCGAAGCGGATATGTATCCGCATTGGTGGAATGCGGTGCAAATATTAAAGCCGTACAGATGCTGGCAAGGCACCAAGATGCAAAAACAACCATGAAGCATTATGCAAAGATTAAAAACAGGCAGGAACTTGCAGAAGTGGTGGCCACCATGCCTGCGCTTCTCGTCTGTTCAGCAGACCAAAAAGTAGACCAAAAAGTAGACCAAGGCGACCAAAAAGTGGACCAAATTACTGATATCTCGGGATGCGAATTGATATTTAATGATATTAAAAACGAAAGCTCTTCAATTACGCATGCTCAATGGATGCAATCACTTAGGGCTATTTTTAGCGAGGAAGAATATATGCGCCCGGTAAGATTCGAACCTACGACCCTCGGTTTAGGAAACCATAGGAAAACCCTATAAAACAAGGCTAAAATTGCAAATTATGAACCAATTTTGTACAGTAAACTCGGTAGATTTTTCTTCTGGTGAAGAAGGTGATCGTAGATCTTAAGAGTAGTAGTTGTGCTTTCATGCCCCAGCTTTGCACTAACCACTCTGGGGTCAACTTGGTTCAGCAAAAAAGTTGCGCACGTGTGCCTAAGGTCATGGATCCTGTAACCACCGCACACCTTTTTCCACCAGTCCCTGCGCAAATTGCTTGGGTGCAATCTGGAACCGTGCAAAGACTTGCACAGAGGCTCCCTAGGAAGGCCCTTAAAATCGTTTAATAGCCTGTTTAATGGTGCAGATAAGGGCAATACCCTATTTGAGCGAGAAGTCTTAACTGGAGTGATTTTAGGGCCTTTATTATTGGGTGCATAAGATTTGCATATTTTTATGCTCTCTCCGTCCCAGTCTTCCCAGTTCAGTGCTAAGACCTCACCAAGTCTTGCACCTGTATCCAGTAGGATACACAGAAGTAAATAGTAATTTGGGTAATCCTTCTGCGTTCTATGTAGGAGTTCTTGCACCTGCTGTTCAGAAAGTGCAGTTCCCTTCTTGTGCTTATACGCAGTCCTTACATTTGGTGGAAATGGTATCTCTGCAAATTTACAAAGTACTTTTAACCTCTTTAATGCCCTACTGCTCTTCGCAGCAGTGTATCTACATTGTATATCCTCGATAATGCGCATGATGTTATCACGGCTTGTTTCTAGGCTTTTCATGCACATTCGCAGTGATGCAATTTCCTGCTGATACCGCACTAATGTTCTTTCCCGCACCTTTAATGTTCCTAGATACTGCGTAAGGATAGTACTAAAATCTGATACTACTGGTGCACTAATTACAGAAGGCCGGGCTGTTGGCTTGAATGCCACAGCCTCGGCCTTGGATTTAAAATACTTGACTAAGGTTTTACCTGATTGCTTCCATGAACATGCCCAACAAAACCTGCTTTTTTGAAAATACACACTTGGCATGATGCACCTCCTTGCGGGGGCGCACATAGTCAAAGGTCGATTCTCATGCAAGTCCCATTCTGGTAAAATCCAAACTTCTCGTAAAAGCTTGTTAGTGCAGAATCGCAGTCTAGGATTACCTTGAAACATCCTCTAATTTGAGCAATTGTAAGGCAGTACCGCACAAGCTCTTTTGCTATACCTTTACCACGAAACTCTGGCAAAACTGCAACATCGTCTATGATTGCGTAAGGGTAACGAAATTGCAATTTATCCAGTATATACAGGGTTGCAGTACCTACTGGCACTCCATCCTCCAACCAGACAAAAGTGGGAGAGCAACCACCATAGTTTCTCTCCCGCAATATGTTTTCCCGCTCTTTGCAATTAGTGTAAACAGGTCCTAATTGCTCCAAGAGCTTGTCGTAAGATTCAAGATCACATTGGTCCAGCCGTCTGATTTTTGCAAGATTGAACAAATTCTGCCTCCCTTACAATCAACTCCTTGATGTACCCTGTGTTAGGAAGCATTTCCACCAAGCAAATCCTTTCATGAGGTTTGAACTTTGGAGCATCTGAATAGGACACGTAGTGCGCTATCTTTGCACCTGTCACACCCAGTTGGTGTTGCAGTTGAGGATAGTAGTACTTTGGAACCCATCCACGGAGAGCTTCACTGTGTGCTCTATCATTGGGACATTTGATTTCCAGAATTACATTTCCGCACTCGGATAGTCCATCCAGTGATGCACGGAACCATGGGAACTGGATGTGCTCAACGCACACTGGGGTCATTTGCAATCCGGTTAGCTCTTCGTACATTTGGCGCACAATTGGCTCAAGTCTTTTACCTCTCGCCATGCGCTCATTTTCGTACTCCTCCTGAGCTTCACCAACTTTCTTTTGGCGCAGTTCGGAAGGTTTGCACCATGGATTGCAACCCATGATTACTGCACTGTCAGAACCACCAACCCCCTGCCTTCTCCATTCCAGCCACTCTGATCCGCTTTGGTCCATAGTCACCAATTTGTATTGGCTCATTCTTTGCATCCTCTGGGTGGTGCAATGGAAGTCCCAACTCCACCCTTATTTGCATTACCCTGATTTTCTCAGGGGATCCGGGTGGAAATTGTGTGGGTAGGCTAGGGTCTATTTTATCACCCCAGTCATAGATCTGCCTAGTAGAAATACCGGGGGAATCTTTAGATTCCCCCTGTAATTTACGCAACATTTTTTAGTGCATTCCTAATGCCAACAGCAGCAAGTGCACCCAGAAAGCTTTGCACTGCCTGCTCAACCTGTCCTTGGGAAAACTGATAAAGTGCAAGTCCAAACAGCCCAGCAGCAGCAAGATAAGTTTTATACCCATTGAGTAAATTCATGGTTATCCCCCTATTAGTTTTTTAAGTTCTTCGTCCACATTTACTTCCTTGCTCTGTTTGTCTCTTTCCTTGAGCCTCTGTCGCACAAGTGCAATCAGTGGATGATCTGCTGGCCTACTCTTTTCCGCAAAGAGGTAACCGCACACCGCACCCACCAAAGCGGTAACAAGTGTGGTGGTATCAAAATTCATCTTTATCCCTCCTAAAAATAACCAGAAGTGCAAAACAAATCATAAAACCACCGAACAGCAACGATGTACTCAGCAGAGTACGCCGTAGATCTGGATCACCGTCCCTTCTGTAGTTGGGGTCGGCCTTCCTTAGTGCACCAGCCAATCCAACTGCACCATCGGAATAGTCGTCCTGTCTGTGAACCACCTTCCCATTAGGTAACTGCACGTAGATGGTTGGAGTTCCTGCTGTGTGGAACCCAACACCTTGCACAGCCCAGTGGTCAGGTGCGTAATCCTGTACAACAATGTGATCTCTTAATATTTCAAACTCAGGGTTAATTTTGATATCGTTGAGCACAATTTTGCGTTGCTCTTCAGTACCAATAATTGTTACCCGCAGATGTGTGGAATCGTCAGGCACTCCACTAACTTTCTGTGTTGCAGTTCCCTTGGAAACCTGCGCACCATTGAAGAAGTACCTTTCGCCACGTTCAATCTTGGAAAGATCCACACCGTAGTTGCTTATCCTTCGCATCTCTGCAATTGGATCCTCATCAGGAATTTGCTCCTGTCCGCAGAGTAATAAAAGAATGCTTAATAAATTCATAACTAACCCCCTATTGGTGGTGGAGGCGGAGGTGGTGCAATCCACACGACTGCCCATCCTGTACCACCATCAGTCCACCTTGATTTAAAGTCCTCAGTGCTCATCCAAATGATTTCCCCCGGAGTTCCATTGTTGTCCCATATACCAGCAACACTGTCGTCTAAGTGGCACAGGCACACCATGTGCGCAATGGTTCCGCTGTACCTGACCTTGTCACGTCCTGCATATGTCACAGCAGGAAACCTTCCCGTGCGTAGCGCAGTCTTCAACAAACTCAGGTCTGTGCCCTCGTATTGCACGTAGTCAAACCCTTGTCCTAATTTTTTGAAGTACTCCTGCAATTGTCGATCAACCTTGCTTGGGTAACCACCACCGGGTTGTTTTGCACACCAGTCTCGCAGTCCTCGCAGTGATTCAATATTTTGCCAGCGTGCTGCCATTTCAATGCTGCTCATCACGCACATACCTGCACCATCCACATGGGATCCAATGTTTGAAATGTGCTGCGATAGTGGGAAATCAATTTGCACTGGTGAGTTGTTTGGTGCAATCTTACCACCCAGTGTTATTCCCTCAACTGAGGGTTGGGCGGGATTACCCCATGGTCTTTTTGGTTTGGGTTTGTCAGGTGGTGCAGGTTTTGGGGTTGGGCATTTCCCATCCTTGCACGGATCGCATTTGCAAGGGTCGCAATTGCAGTCTTTGCACTTAACCCTCACCTTGGAAAGTATGTCCAACGAAGGAAGTGTTGGAATCACTTCCTTCGTCACCATGAATACACCAACTAGAAGAATAGGTATTGCAAGTTTTTTCATCTGGTAACTCCTCTATTGGTCAAAATAAAAACAACAAAGAAGATTAAACCTGTCAATGCTGCACCATCCCTGAATCCCTGCCAGTACAGGCGTTCAATAATCATGCGCACTGGAATAAGGATGTCATCCAGCAACTCAATCGGTGGCATTTCCTGTGGATTCATATGCACTCCATTTACCTATGGGACACTTCTCAGTGACCCAGCTAGTTTTAGTCTTTATAAAACAGCCACATACACCGCACCTGTTTTGCTCTTTTAGGAACTCACACTCTACGCATGTGCGCATTCTCTGCTGTTGCACTTCTAGTGGAACCCTCTTGCACCCTGCAAATGCCCACTTTGCTGCACTGGTGATCAGGCTTTTAGCCTGCTCACCTGCTGGTGGCAGTTCCACCTTGGTGTCTTCATCCCAAGCTTTGCGAACTCTGTCGTTGTGGTGGTAATACCAACACAGTTGGCACTGTGTGGAGTCCCAAGTGCTGTTGGGTATCACATTGTCACAGGCACAGGGCCTAGGCATTGCAAACCTCAGTCATTTGCAGGTTTTCTACAGGTGTTTCCGTAACAGTGAATGCAGTTGTTGGGAAAGACGAACTTGTATACACAAGAGGTAGTGTGGAGTAGTTTGCAAGAAATGAATTTAGGTCAGAGAATGCAGTAATGTCTGTGGTGGATACCCTACCATTTTCAAACTCAGTACCGCACATAATAGAGTACAAATCGTTTTTCCCGTAGTGCCCTACAAACATTCCATTGCCATCATCGTCCCCAGTCGTAGATTCAAGGTCGCCCATAATTAATGGGTAATCAAAGACACCATCCCTTGCCATAAATGCACTTTTAATAGTTGGATTAATTTGCAAAGAGTTCCAAAAATAACCCGTGGTAAAATTAATCTTGTTGTTGCCGTTTAATTGTGGATCTGCAACAACGGAATACTGACTAAATCCACTTTTATTAACTGTCGGATGATAACCTTTGAAAAAGTCATAATGTGTGGGGGATGTTGGATGCAACTGGAATCTATAATTCCAGTCTAATG